ATGACAAAAAACAAAAATTCAAAGATTTACTCATTTCGGAAGGGATACGCTAAGGTAAAGCGAGAAGATTCCAGTAAAATTAAAGATGAAATTATGGCTGCTTTAGGCTATAATCCTGAAAGTAGGTCGTCGTGGTGGAGGAGGTTGAACGGGAAACTCATTCCGGATCTCGAAGAAGCTGCAAAAATTGAAAAGATATTTTCTAAGTACGGAATAACTGAAATTTGGGGACATGAACGCAAAAGCAGAACTAACAAAACGTGAAATTCAGATCACAAAACTGATCGCCTGGGGTGCAACAAAAAAAGACGTTGCAAATAAACTTCATATTGCTTATTGCACCGTAGAGACACACGTTAAAAATATATTTTTGAAAACTGGTTGCACAAAAGCAAATGAATTATCTGCATGGTACTTCTGCACGGAATATAAAATAAGCTTTAAGCTTTCACCTTTTGCGCGGCAATCTATTGCTATAATTCTATTGGCCCTATTCACTTATGGTGAAATTACGGAAACACATGATTTTTTGAGAGCGCGCCGTTGCAGGGTAGAAACTGAAAGGACCTGCCGACAACGGGTAAGAAGAGAAGAATATCCATTAGTCTCATAATTATGCGAATGCCGATCAATCAGTTTTTTAATCGATTATTCACTGCCGATGAACAGGAACAGATCCGCTCGTTCAACAAAAAGGAACCGTTGATGACGGCCCGCAGAGCTTTTGTTCTCTTCGCTTACATGAGTGATTATCCTATTTACGACATTCAGCAATGCGTAAACCGAAACTTCCGACAAACCCGATACCTGATTGATAAAGCAGCTGAATTGTATAGTGTCCGTGACAGAGAAATAACTAGAATTATTGAAAAGTATGAAACAACATTGGGACAACCTGATAAACCAGATACAAACATTGATTGATTCCGATGCTGCGGTTATAAATGGTTTACGTAACAGCACGGATGTATCGAAAATAAAGAAAACGTTTCAAAAGAACGTGAAAACACTGAGTAAACTGGTGGAGGAATTTGCCGTATTTGTGCCGGATCCCGAAGCCGATGAAGTTCAACTTCCTTTCGACAGCACGGAATTTGTGGAATCATGGAACGATTATAAGGAATTTTTATTAGGTGTCTATGGCATTGTTTTGATTCCAGTTGAAGAAAAACGTAGATTGACAAAGTTATACAGATTGTCATCGAAAAATGAAAAAACAGCACTCGATATAATCGATTTACTTATTAATTCCAGGTACAGGAATATAAACAGTACAATCCTTCTTCAGCTTTCGGACGATAAACCAGGCAATGAGGCAGAAACTGAAAGCAATTTCACCATAAAAAAGAATACGATATGATTAGTGATGACTGGATTGAAGTAACAATCTATGCCGGGGTAGTATTTTCCTTAATGATCTGCATAATAATCGGTATCCTGGTATTAACTGTGATTTTTGAATAACGTGCAGCCGTCCGCTGTGAAGTTCACGGCTGTTTTAAAAGCTAATTTGATATGAAACTAAATGAATTAGAATTACATCTTAATGAATTACGTCGATTAAAAGACGAGATTAAAGAATTGCAAGACAGGTTACCTGAATATCGTGAATCCGACGACGATGAAAAAGCGCTTTTCTCTTCATATGAGAGGATAACTGCACATATCTCATCAGCAATTCGAAAAGGATATGATTGCGAAGAACTCTAAATAACAACATTTAAATAGAAATAAAATGGCTATCAACTGGACTTCAACTAAAGAAGAAGACGTGCTTATCGGCAAAATTGCCGAAAGAGCAATCGAAATGGGATTGAATATTGACGAAATCGAGGTGATGATGGATATTACTGCCGTTCATCTAAACGATTGTAAGTTAGATCTCAAAAGGCTACTCGAAGCAGATGATTTCAACTTTGCACATGATGTAAACGGAATCAGAGGTTGTGTTGATGTAAACACCGGAAAATTGACAAGGGGATTTCTACCGAGGTTTGCAAAATGAAAAATAGCTATATAAATTACAAATAAAAACTTTGGAGAGGTGAAAATAATAGTAAGTTATTCAGGAGGAAAAGACAGTCAGGCTTGTTTGATACACGCCGTTAACAAATATGGGTGGGAAAATATAACCGCTGTTTTTTCTGACACTGGCTGGGAGCATCCGATAACGTATGAGCATGTAAAGAGCGTATGTGAGCAATTAAATGTGGAATTAATTACATTGAAAAGTAAATTTGATTTTATCAGCCTCGCTGAATACAAGAAACGTTTCCCGTCAACAAAAGCAAGGTTTTGTACATCTGAGCTTAAAATGAAGCCGATGATTGACTATGTTCTCTCACTTGGCGATAGCTGCATTATCATACAAGGCATCAGGGCGGGGGAAAGCGCATCGAGGGCTAAAATGGACGAACAGTGCATGTATTTCAAATCCTATTTTCAGCCGAACGCTTCCGGTAGGCTTGAAAGTTATCGAAAAAAAGAAGTACAAGAGTATTGCGGTAAGTATGATGCTTCGGTTTTGCGACCGATATTCAGATGGACTTCTCAGGATGTAATTGATTACATTCTCGACGCAGGACAAAAGCCAAATCCATTGTACTACAAAGGATTTTCACGTGTAGGGTGTTTTCCTTGTATTATGTGTCGGCATTCGGAAGTTAGGGAATTAATGAAAGATGAATCGATGAAACAGCGTTTATTGGATGCTGAAAACAAGATAGGAAGATCCTTTTTTCCACCAGATTACATTCCTAAATACGCTTGCCAGAATGGAATATATCCAATGGTCCCAGACGTATTCAGGTATATTTCAAATAAAAAAAACCCCGATATGTTTGAGCCGAAAGAAGGATATTCATGTATGAGCATGTTTCACGGATTATGCGAATAAGCAACAATTAAGTGCAGTGCTTTTCACAAAACTAGATAAAATGGACGAATTATTAAAACAAGCAATTGAAATCACAATTTAAAACGTGACTTAATTATTAAAATTATGAATATAGAACAAATCATCTTCAACATTATGAAGTCAAACGCTCACACCTGGGTGCGTTATTGGCTAAGCAAAGAAATTTCAGGCTTAACAATGCCTGGCGAGTATGTGGAACTTAGAAGCAATTATTTATCTGCTGACTCTTTAAAGGAATTGTTTGAAGCCGGGTTTAAAATTCAAAAGATAACACCACAAAAGATCAATGCTGATGTCTATTGCGATGTTCTTTTGAAACGTGAATTGTGAAAGTATTATGACAGCTGAACAATACTCGTTTGAGACAATAAAAAAACAATACAACATGCCATTCTTAAAAATTGGCATGAATGCAATTGTGAATCGTAAGGCAGTAAGGGTAACAGGTGTTTTCAATAGTAGATTAAAGGGAAAATTAATTAATGTAAATGACAAGGAAATATATTTCTATCCAACATGGGAAACGGCTTATTATGATGAGAGCTGGAATATAATTAGAGATTATAGATCGGAACACGAAAAACAATTTATGAAATCAGCAGAACATTATTTGATGAGATGGCGGGATAATGAATTTGAACTACACGAGTTAATCGAGTTAGCCCAAAAAGAAGCCCGGAATGAGGCGATTGATGATATACTGAAATTAATGCATGATCACGAAGAAGAAATTTACATTGGCGTTTTTGAGGACATTGAAAAATTAAAGATATGACGAATTTGAAGATTCAATACAAAGAAACTCACGTTTTCATAAAAGATGAAAATAGTTTCACAGCTATCGGTAAAAAACCAAACGCAAAAGGAAATTATCAGGTATTCACCACCAAGCCTTTGAAGGCTTCAAATGCCGATGATCTTGAACGGTTGAACGATGAAATAACAGTGAAAGAAATTAACATTGAAAAAGGTTTTATTTTCATCCGATTAAAGAAAGGTTTCAACTATAACAGCATTGTGTCAGCTATTAAAACAGCTTTATATGTCCAAGATACCCTACCCCGTTAAACGCCGTTATAATCTCTGTTACCGGGCCCGGAAGAAAGGTTATACAATAAAAACTGCTATTAAAACTATGCTCCGTGGGAGGAATATAGATGCAGGTTTAGAAAAGCAACTATCCGCTTATGGATTTCACGTACAACTAAACTTATTCACAAATGGAAGAATTAAAAAAACAACTCCGACAAAATTACGCCAACTTTGCCTATTTCATGAAAGAACAAGGCCCGCATCAACTAATGGTTAACTACGAAGACGTGCACCGTATTGCCGACGTATTCACCAAAACACCGGTAACGCTACAGCTCCTTTCAGAGACTTTTTCTGCAGACGGAAACCAAACATTGGCATTAACCTACATGCGCGGATGGCTCTTATTCCTGAACGATTTTCTGAACATAAACAAAGGCATTCCGGCAGCTATAACAGATCAGTTGGCATACACCATCATCACCCGCCACAGATGGATTACGCTTGCCGATCTTAAGCTCATTTTCGATTTCATTCTCGAAAGCCGCTACGGAACATTCTACGGAAGCATCGACACGCAACGCATCATCACCAGTTTTGCCGAATACGCCCGAGAACGCAAGGACGTGGAAATTAAGATGAAGGAAAAAGAAGTTGAGCAACTGAAGCAAGAAGAACGTGAATACGTTGTTCCCGATTTTTCAAAATTACCCACTTTGAAAAACCTTTTCAAATAATGAAATTCTTCGTGTCTTTCGTGAATAATTGGGATCCATTGGGCACAAATAAAAACTATCAACTGGATAAGATGCTGAAATCATTCGATAACCATACAGTTGATTTTAACGAGATGATAAGAGCGCTACACTTTATTCGTGAAGAATTAGACACGTTGGAACAAAATAATGTTGTTGAGACTAAAATTACCTACTATATGGGCGATAGCCAAAAACATGTTCTAAAGTTCTCAACTAATTATTATACCGGATATTTAATGTTTAAAAGAATTGATTAATTAAAATGAGAGGAATTTGCTTTATAGAACCGCTTTTTAAAGATACTGCTTCCGGACGGAAAATAGTAACACGCCGGATGAATGATCTGTACAATGTTGGCGAAGTGCTTTTTCTAAAAGAACCCTACAGGATAGAACCAGACAACGTGATAAAATATAAGTTCTCCAGCTTGCAGCCAGACAAGGAGAAATGGAGCAACAAACTGTTTATGAAAGCCGATTATGCCAGGTATTTTATAAAAATCACTGATAAACGCAGGGAACATTTACAGGAGATATCTGAAGAAGATTGCATTTTAGAAGGTGTCAGAGAGGGTAAGTGTGGCAATGAATTAAAATGGATGAAGGCATTTTATGCTCCTGGAGATAATCAACCATATTTAACCGCAAGAAGTGCCTTTGAAGAGTTAATTAATAGGATTAACGGCCCGGGAACTTGGGAAAACAATCCCGTTGTGACTCGATACGAATTTAAATTAGTTGACTTTTGAAAACGCGCATTGAAATTGAAAGTTATACTAAAACAAACAGCTTCCGCAGCGATGCGCGGGCTGTTATTTTTAATTTAAAATTATGAGTGGTAATAAAAACATTATTTTGAATAAAATATGACCCAAATTAAACTTCCTGAGATTGCGTCAAACACACTGGAGTATATTGACGATCGCATTCAAGACATTGTAGACACCATTAACCAGGCGTTTATCGTACGAACCTCCGTGTTGGATCCGTCCAAGTTTAGCATCGAAAGTCGTGATAAAAACCGGTACAAGTTTCCGCCAACTGCAGACACATTATATCTGTACCTGAAAGGTATTGGAAAAACAATTTCCAGAACAGATCTCCGCATCATTCTCCGTGAACCTAACTGGTTTGAGCAGGAAAACCCGGTGTTAGACTATTTCAACGCCATCCGTGGCACGTACAAAGGCGAAAGCCACATCGACAAGCTGTGTGAACATATTACGCCGCGCGTGTTTGACAGAGAACCGGAGTACTACCAGGAACGCATGAACACGCTCATACGAAAATGGATGGTGGCTACCGTGGCGCAATGGAAAGACAACATCCCCAATAGCGTTTCGCTTGGATTCATCGGAATGCAGGAACACATAGGAAAAACATTCTTAACCCGCTTTTTTCTTCCGGAAGAATTGGAGTCCTACTATGTTCAGCCCGAGAATGACAGCAAGTTTTCGTTGTCAGATCTGTTCACACGCTATTTAATTGTTTGTTTTGATGATATGGTCGGAATAAACCGAGGAACGGCACGCATTGAAGAATTCAAAAAACACACCCGGTCACCCAAAATTCTGGTCCAACGGCGCAACGATGAATTCCCCATCGAGAGGTCCCGCATAGCGGCCACCATGTTCACGGCCAACCGCACGGCAGAAATGGGCGGATTCCTGACGCTAAACCACGGTACGAGTAGATACGGAACAATTGAGGTTGATAGGATCGATAAACGATACTCTCAGCGTGTTAAAGTAGATCAGATGTGGGCCGAAGCGTTACTCTTGTATGAAGAGACAGAGTTTAACGCAGAATTCAGTGACGAAGAGATTCAGGAACTCCAGGAGTATAACGAACGCTACCAGGTCCAGACAGACGAAGCCAAATACGTAAACCTATACATTCTCCAACCCGAAGACGAAGACGACCCGGAGGCCGGCTGGTACACTGCCAGTGATATTATTAATCACTTGAGAAAGAACCGAAAGATTATTTCAGCGGACGCGGCGAAAATTACCCCCACCAAAATGGGTTCAGCAATGACTGCAGCAGGATTCAGAAACCAATCAAAGCGTATACCGAACAAGATCTATCCCCAGTACAGATATTTTATAAAGTTTAATTTTTAATGCATGTATGATATGGATGCATATGGGTACATGACATACACGAAAATATATAACTATTTATATATCAATATATTAACTATCTTATATATTTTTTTTGTGTATATAAATATTTTTTCTTCCGAGAAACGTCGCTACCTACTACAAACAAGTGTCAAATGCTTATCAGTATTTAATTTGCATATGTAGTAACCTGTTTTAATAAGTTACTACAAAGTTACTACAAATAGTTGTTATAAAATTTGCTTAATACAACATAAATACATATCTTTCAGTATGTTAATGCAAATGTAGCGTGTAGTAAGGATAAATTATCTTTTGAAATTATTTTTAATCAAAATTTGAAATTTTATGAGTGATTTTTGTATTTACCTAAAAGTTGAACCATACTTGGAACATTTCCTGAAAACGGCTTTCGGGGATCCTGTATGTGTTGATAGGGATAGCCCGGAAGCCAGAATTATTAGAGAATTTATCACAAAAACGCCAGACGGATCGTCTCCAGACCTTGGTAAAGATGCAAATTTGAGCGTTACAATTCCGTATTTTAAGGAAGTTGATCCCCGAGTTTATAATTACATGGGCGAACGGGCGAAAATTGCCCTAGTGGATAGTTTTGATCATCTGCTTAAATCTTGTTTAATGAAAGAGCTAGGTACATTGGAAAATACCAGGCGTGGTGAGATATCAAAACAAATTTATGCGTGGATGGAAAAACACAATATTCCGGAGGAAAACTGGTACACAATTTCTCAGAAATTTTACCGTCTTAGAAAGAAATATTTAAAAAACGGCATTAAACTATAAAATATCTTTCGACTTCAACCCGCTAAATAAAACAACTGAAAATCTGCGAAATAACTAAAATATTTAAAATATATGAACACTAATTTTTTACCCGGAATTAAAAAAGTGGGTTATTGTAAATCAGCAAATCTTCAACCCGACATTGTGGATTTTATCGATCCTCAAAAAACTCTTAAAGTATACGGAAAATTTATCGATGTTCCAATTGTTGAGAGTGGTACAGTTAGCGTGAAAAACGATATAGTGAAAGGTGTGAATATTTATACCGTGAAATTCAAATTCATTATATGTGGTGATGATGATTATGCAAAGAGTGTTTGTAATCTGCTTTCGAAAAATGATAATGTTTTCCGGTTAACTACGGTTAATAATAAAAATTTGTTGGTTGGTACACATCAAAAACCAAATCCTGTCGTTTCAGAAACGTACCTGAACGAAGATCAACCAGCCGGAAAAAGAGGTTATGAAGTGGAAATAACGTATACAAACATTCATTCTTACATTGTTTTAGAATAATCGTCGGTCTTTTTCTACATCTGTTAATAGTATTAACGTTGCATAAATTTAAAATGCAACGTTTTTTTATGGCTAAAAAATACGATATCGATATCGATTCTTTCATTGGAGACTGGAATTGTAACAAACGGAACATAAAACGTCAGTTGAACGATCTTGGCGAGAAAGAAATTACCGTTCGTGTGAATTCTCTTGGTGGAGATGTGGATACAGCACTTGATATTGCTGCGCAATTTGAAGCTCATGGACAGATCGTTTGCGATTTATATGCATTCAATGCTTCTGCGGCAACAATTCTTACCATGGGTGCAAAAAAAGTAAGAATGCATGAAAATGGCATGTACCTTATTCATAAAGCCATGATTTGGGTTGACGAATTCGGACATATGAACGAGGACGATCTGGATATTATTATCGAAAAATTGAAAGTTAAACAACAGGATAGTGCCATCGTTACATTGAATATAGCGAAAATGTATGCCAAGAAAACGGGAAAATCGATTCAGAAAATATTAAATCTGATGAAAGAGGGCCGTTGGCTTAATGCTGACACTGCAAAAGAATGGGGGTTCATCGATGAGATTTTCTCTGGTTCTATTCCTGCCAAAAAAGAAATAGGTATGGTAGAGATGCTTAATTTTGCCGACCTACCTATCCCGGAAAACTTTATTGATGAAGAAACTTCTGAAAACGAGGATCAGAACGATAAATTGATGAAAAATATTCTCAATTTTTTTAGAAATATTTATTCAAACCATAAACCAGAAAATCAAATGAACAAAACGATGATTCAGGCAGCCCTAGTGCTGGCCATTCTCAATTTGGAAAACTTGGAAGCAACTGACGGGAATGTTTCGTTGACTTCAGACCAAATTACTGAGATCGAAAATGCCATTAATGGCAAAAACAGCGAGATCGACACGCTAAAACAACAGCTTGCCGAAAAAGAAACCGAAATAGCCAATTTAAACGCCGAGATTGAGAATAAAAAGAAGGCACCTGGCGACACTACGAACAACGTGCCAAAGAAAAACGATGAAGTGGTAGAAAAAGATGAAGTGAAAACTTTCGATAATTCTATTGTTGAATCGGCAAAAGAGTTGTACAACTCCATCCCGTAAAAAACGAAATTTTTAAATATTTTTTAAATGAGTACATTAACTATTACCCCTGAAGAACTGGCGAAATCTGCAGCGAAATTCCGCAAGGAACTGCTTATTATGTCGGTTATTGCATTGCAAAGCACATTGAAACATATGTCGCTTCGAACCGGTATCCGTTACAAGGAGACCGTTGGTGAAATGTCTGGTTCCATTGAAATGGGGCCGTACAGTGAAACTCGCAAAAACGAATCCAATGTAAAAATCAATGGACGCGTTTTGGAAACATTCTTTGGTTCGGTTTGGGAACAGTTTTCACCAAACTCGGTATATAAATCCATTTATGGTGATAGCATTGTTATCGGTGAAGGATTGAAAAACGTTCCTATCGCAAAAGCCGTACTTGCTTTCTTGATGAAAAAATTATCGGGAACGCTCAACAAAAATATTTGGGGAGCCATACGTAACGATAGTGGAAACACAACTGCTGATCTGTTCAATGGTTTTGATACTATTACAGAGACTGAGATCACTGCCGGAAATATTGCTGTTGCTAAAAAAAACTTATATGAGTTTACGGCATCGATTGATGCTACAAATGCAGTTGATTTATTGAAAGCTTTTTACCGCGCAGCAACCGACGAATTGCAAGGAGACGGTGACGAAACCGTGAAACTGAAATTGTTTATGCCAAAAAGCATCTACAACGCTTACGTTGACGATTATCAGGCTACCGTTGGAGCTGTTCCGTACAACAAACAATTCAACAAAACTTTCCTCGAAGGAAGTAACGATTTGTGTGAGTTGGTTGCATTGCCAAATAAGAAAACTTCTCCTTATCTGCATCTTTCGCCAAAAACGAATATGCTGGTTGGAGTTGACCAGGAATCCGATACGGAAAAAATCACTATTGAGAAACATCATCCATTTTTATTGGATTTTGTTGCTGCTATGTTCTTCGGGTGTCAATTCGAATCGATTTCACCCGAAAGGTTATTGGTTGGTAAACTTTTTGTAGCTCCGTAATTATGGCAACAGAATGTATAGGACTTAGTCCACAGTCTTTAGATTGGTGTGAAGGCGCTGTTAACCTTCCTGGAATCCGCCGCGAAGTTTATGCAATTGCAAAACGTGATATTGTGTTGTGGCCTGAACGCAAGAACACATATACTACCGATATGAAAGAAATAGCTACCTTGGTGGGTTCTTTCACATTGGCAGAAACAAAAAAGTGGCAAAAAATCAGCGTGCTAGTTGATAGATCACCTGTGACCAGTGACCCGCAAGGAACGAAGCCTTCTAAATCATTCTTGAACAAGGCAACCTTTGTTCATCCTGGAGTGGAAGAAGAAGCTGCAGCTTTTTGCGCACTGGCCAACAACGATGACTATGTGTATATCGTTCAAACAAAAACTGGAAAATACCGTGTTATCGGAAACGAAATGTATCAAACCGAAACAAATCCTTCTCAAAACCTTGGTGCAGAAGCTACCAGTGAGATGGGAACTACGCTGGAAGTTTCGGTGACCGATTCCATTCCTGCTCCGTTCTACATTGGACAAATTGATACAGTTGACGGCATAATTAATCCTGACCCAGTTGTTCCTTAATGCTCTTTTTTTAATTTCTTGCTTGAAAGGCGGATCCAGTGCGGTTCCGCCTTTTGTCTTTTATAGGTAATTACATCTTAAGTATTTTTGAAATACTTAATTTATTCAAAATAATTATTTGAAAATGGAAAACTTAACTAATGAAATTAAAAGAATTCTGGATCTTCCAGTGGAAGAAGTGAATATCACTGAAGCGGCAACACTATTACTTCGAATAAACAGGAATAAAATCTTGTTTAATAATCTGATTCGCCGTAATTGGGTAGAAAAGGCATTATATGAACTGAAAAAGTATTATGATTTCAGAATGAAAGATCATTCCATCAAAGAAACCGCTGAAATGGAAGTGGAAGTGAAAAGGGTGATTGAAAATAATCCTAAAATCACTCAGCCTGAAGATGAGAAGGAAGAATCACAAAAAGGAATGCGAGAAGATCATGAAAAGCTACCTGATGAAATTAAAGCTTTGTATGTTGAAAACCTGAACATTTTTCGGCGGATGAGAAAACTACATGAACAACTGAAGCTCATGAATGATCAAAAACCTTGTGATCGTTATCCGTTTCTCAAAGAAATGCTTGATTTAGACAATGAATTACGCGGAAACTGGCATTATTACGACACGTATGTTATTGGAACACCAATAGCGAAACAGGAAAATATTGATGTCAAAAAAAACAATGTTACTGATCAAATCAATTCCGTTTTAGTTGCTGATCCTAAATTAGTTTCCGCTGCCCGGAAATATCTTTCAACAAATAAAGCTAAAGTTGTAAACCTAGAAGGTGAAGCCAGAGAGGCATTGCTGCAGAAAATGCAGGAAAGATATTCGTACCTGGTTGCAACTGAATCTGGTATTTCCGATGAACAAAAGGCAGAATATAAAGCGTTGGGGTTAAATGTTTAAGTTTGCCATTGAACAAATAAAGCCTGTATCGGAAAATCCTGTACAGGCTTTTTATACTGATAAATTTCAACTGTTTGATATTATTGAGGTAGTGTTGTCACAGGTAAACCATTGTAAACGGTTAACACTTACAAGTTTTTCAATCAGCGAAGAATTTGTAAGAAAAATATTCAGATTCCGGGAACAATTTGAGTTGAATAGCGTCGATTTGTTTCTTGACACCAAGGCGGCCACGAAAGTAAGTAAATTGAACTTCTTTATCAAGAACACTTTTGATGAAGTGTACTTGACAAACAACCACGGCAAAGTTATACTTTTCGATTCTGATCCTTGCGTTTCCATTTGCACTTCGCAAAATCAAACTCGCGGGAATCGAAAAGAGTCACACATTATTTTAACTGATTTGGTATGCTTCAAAACCTTCTCGACATCTATTCAGGAGATGAAACAGACGGCAGTGAAACTGTAATCTTCGATCTTGAAAAATTGAAAGAGTTAGCCGGTGATCTATTGCCGATTGACATTATTGCAACGTTGCTTGATGCGGATGAATTGATATTACGTGAGTTTATTGCTGATAAACATTCGAAGATTTCGAAAGCTTATCACCTGGGTAAAGCCCAAACAATTGCAGCTATAAGAAAACAAGAAATTGAAATGGCGAAAGCGGGATCACCGTTCGCTATCGAAAATACTGCCGATTATATTATTGAACAATTTACTTCAGAAAATGGCTAAACCACAAACACTTGAATTATGCCGTGTTCATCTCTTCGATGATATCGACAAATTACGCGAAAATGCCATCTCTCAGCAAGGTATCAATCGCATTTTACGCCTGAGAGCCGCATTCACGCTATGGAATAAATACCCGCGCAAGAAAGAAGCCGAAATAAGAGATTTTATCATGCGAGAATCCGGCGTGGAAAGAACAGCAGCTTACGAAGATATTCAGATACTAAAAACGTTGCTGGGTGATTTTGCTGAATCATCTAAAGAATTCCATCGCTTCAGGTTCAACGACATGATTGAAAACGCTTACGCCATGGCCGAACGCAAACAAGATGCTAAAGCCATGTCTGCAGCCGCAGGAAACTACGCAAAATACAATCAACTTGATAAAGATGATGCTGTGAAAATACCTTGGGACGAAATTATACCACAACGTTTTGAACCGACTTCCGATCCTTCGGTTATTGGAATCAAACCGGTTGCCAATATCCGTGAGAAAATTGCAAACATGAAACGTAAATACATAAATGACATAGCTGAAGATATAGACTACGAAGAAGTTGACTTTAATGAATCAGAGTTTTTCAGAAATGAAGAAACAAATATACTTTAATCCACCCCAACAGGAAGTTATGTTTACTGGTGCGCACACCGTTGTTTTCGTGGGTGGACGGCGCATCGGTAAAACGCACGGTGTTGCAGCTCCTTTTCTCTTGCGTAACATCCAAAGGATGCCGGGATCATCTGGTGCGTTTGTTGCCAGTACTTATAAACGTGCGCTTACAAACACTATCCCTGGAACGCTCGCAGCGCTCGATTCGTGGGGATATAAACGTGATATTCATTATTTCATAGGGAAACGCCCACCAAAAGTTTCGGGCTTTAAAAGCCCACGTATTGAGCCAGCGGAATATGAATATGTGATATCATTCTATAACGGCTCAATTGTTTATATAATTTCTCAGGACCGCCCGGGAACATCCAACTCTCTCACGCTCGATTATCTGATCTGTGATGAAGCGAAGTTTTTGGATTTCGAAAAGCTGAAAGATGAAACCTTTCCGGCCAACGGAGGTTATAAAGGCTATTTTGGAAATCGAAGTTATCATCACAGTCTGCTGATCATTTCCGATATGCCAACAACCAAGAAAGGTTCTTGGTTCTTGAGATATGAAGATAAAAGCGATCCTGAATTAGTTGAGATAATTCAGGGAACTATTTTCGAAATATGGAAAACTAAAGATCGCATTCGCAAACTCACATCGGAAGATAAACCTATTCCGGACTATTTGAAATATTATCTCAAAAAACTTTACAAAGATTTGGCGGAACTTCGTTCAGTTTGTGTATATTACAAGGAATTTTCATCTATTGAGAATTTACTTGTTTTAGGTGAAAACTACATTAAACAAATGAAGCGAGATCTACCTCCGCTTGTTTTCCAGACATCTATTCTTTGCAGGAAAACAGGTGTTCTGAAAGACGGATTCTACAATAATATGCGCGAAAACCTACATTACTATGTGGCTAACGATAACAGCTACTTAGACAGTCTAGAATATAAATTCGACAAAATTTCGGATGAATCCTCATTGCAGGATTCCGATATTGACAGGGATAGACCCATTTCCATAGGTATGGACTACAACGCAAACATTAACTGGATTGTGGCCGGACAGCAATACGGCAGGACGCTGAGAGTGCTCAAATCGTTTTACGTTAAGTATGAACGTAAGTTGCGTGAAGTTGCCCAGGACTTTTGTAAGTACTATCGTCATCATCGAAACAAGACAGTAATTTATTACTATGATTCCACAGCCTTAGGATCTAATTACGCTGTTAATGATGAAGACTTCAGAACAGTTGTTAGTGATGAATTTGTAAAGCAGGGATGGACTGTCAAATCTATCCATATCGGTAATCCAATGCGACATTCAGAAAAATGGCTCCTCATTTCGGAGGGATTCGCCGGCAAGTCCGGATTAACTCCTATGCTTAACAGTAATAATAACGAAGAACTAATCCTGGCAATGGAACAGACAGGAGTTTATAAAGGTGCAGCAGGATTCAAGAAGGATAAACGTGGTGAGAAGCTTGCCGAAACGGAAGAAGATAAATTAGAATATCGTACCGACGGCACTGATGCATTTGATACGCTTTATATCGGCTCCACCAAATTTCCACAAGCGGTATCGTCCATCCATGTAACCAGCTCGTTCATGTAATTACCTCGCTGGTAATATCGGTTAGTACATTGGTTTTTACCGTCCGCCCGACTCGCCGAGTTGGGCATTTTTCTATCATATAAGGTGATTTTCGACGTTTGTTAACAAAAACCAAAAGCAGGGCGTTGAAGGAAAGCTCGACACAATAAGCGGAATATTTTCCGTTTATTGCTTGTTATGTTATTGATATATTGATTTTTATATTCATTAAAAACGAATTATTTTAACCATACTTTAACATTTGTTTTGATTTTGTAAGGTAATGATTTGTTTTAATGGCATTTAAGACATAAATTTTATTTTTTGATTTTTTTGTAGTCCTGTGTGTTAATATATGATTGAAAGCTAGTTTATTGATAAATTTTCACTGTTTGATTTAGCTCTGCTTAAATCACCTAAGTAAAACATTAAGATGCTATTGCACAGGTGTTTATATTTTTGTATATTTGTAAAAGTTAGGGAGTGAGACCCCTATTTTATTAACATTAAAAATTTATTTCTTATGAGTAACGAAAAAAAAGAAGTTGCTAAAACTGCAACATTGCCGAAAAAGGCAGAATTGAAAAACGAAAGCGCACAAACTGCAAATGCGCAAAGTGTTACAGAAATTTTAGAAGCCCAGTTAAAGGAGATTCAACGAAAAAAGAAACTGGCCGACAACAGAGTCTTTTTTATAGAAAAGAAAAAAGAACTCAAAGACTGCGTAAATGCGTTAAACGATGAGATCGCATCGGGTAGTTTTACAACAGACAGGTTTGTTTTGAAATTTGGAAGAAGAAATAGTTATCGAGATGATGAGCAAATTTTCACCATTTCAAACACCGATGTTTTGATAAAGTTTATTTTATCACTAAAGGAAGAAATTGACATGGCGGTTTCAAAAATTGAAAAAGAACTTTTGGCTAATTTAACTTAGCAACGAGAAAGGCGGTGCTACTGTGAGACTGCACCGCCTTTTTAACATTAAATTTTTATTTCTAAAACTTAAAATCAGGACAAAGGTATGAAAACAATTGAAAAAGAACAATCTAAAATACAAGAAAAACGCAATTTTTTGAAAGGATTATCACGCCCAATTCAGCAATTAGTTAAAGAAGGAGCATTTCAAACAGTAAATGAAGGGCTAAAAGAGATTTACGCAGACGAAGGACATACGGAACTAAAATCGATTAACCAGTGGAACAAGTCAGGAAAGAAAGTAATAAAAGGCGAAAAGGCGCTTCTACTATGGGGAAAGCCAAAAACTGTTGAAGTAGTGAATGCTGACACATCAGAAATTGATGAATTGGATTTTTTCCCGATTTGTTTTGTGTTTTCTAATTTACAGGTGATTGACAGAAAGGATGGTTCAGAAAAATGACACGGGAAATAAAAGTATGCGCCAAGTGGCAAGGTAGCAAGCAAGTGCCAGGCATCAACTTGCAAGGTATGTATTTACGTGATTTTGGTTTTGAACCAGGCGAACGGGTAAAAATTGAGTTTATGAAAAATGAAATTAAAATTAGAAAGTTAGATGCAAGCGATATTTTAGATATCTTACACACTCAAAATCCAAGTATGGAGAAACTTATCAAGGAGTTCGGTTTAGTGCTTGCAGATTAATTTGTAAAGCTGACAAAGGGCATTCCGTCCTTTGCAGCGCTACTTTCTTGTATGGCGACGAAGAAAGTAGCAAAGAAACGCCTTCGGGTAAATCGTCAATTTTAGATTGCGATTTGTTTTGTTTGATTTTATATATGGTATGCGACTTTGTCAGTCGCATTTTTATTTATATTTGCAAAACTATTTAATTTTCAAAATTATATAATCATGAAGAAAGTATTGTTTATTTTAGTTGCATTAACTATTAGCGCAGTATCTTACTCGCAGGAGTCTGACCAGAAAAACGAAAATCAATACATTGAACAAAAAAAATATGTTTACTGTGAAATCATGGGCAGAGAGAAGCTACTTAGCTCGAAAGTAACTGTAGATATCGATTTTGGGCAGTCTGTTAGTTTCTGGGCGCCTGACAGGCGCTATAAGGACGAAAACGGGAAGGCAGTAACATTTAATTCAATGGTTGATGCTATGAACTTCATGGGGTCGCTTGGTTGGGAATTTGTTCAAGCCTATGTTGTTACCACTAATAACCAGAATGTTTACCACTGGTTGTTGAAGATGGAAATAAAAGAATAACATAGATAAAGTTTAATGTATGGACATTATTGATTTTAAAAAGGCTAAAATGATTGATGATAAAATTAATTTTATCAATCGTGTTTTCGATTATTTAGAAGCTAATGACGGTAAGGTTTTTAGCGAATTAGAAGATTGTACAACTGAGGAAGCATTTTCCGAAATAAATGAAATTCTGAAAGAATCAATCCTTAGTATCTTGGAGCCAATAAGATCATCATATCAAAGAGAATTTGAATCAATTTAAATTCATATAAGAAAATAAATATAAAAGTTGGAAAATTTCCAGCTTTTTTCTTTGCCAATTAAAAAACATTTCTCACCTTTGTAATGTCTTACATACTCAAAGGCGGGATAAGCTCGCCATACCGGTGGGCATTTTTTATGTCCAGTCAATAAAAATATTTGGGTTTCGACCCCCGTGCGAAAGGTTAATGCCTTCGCTGCCTTTGAGGTGTAAGACAACGGGAAAGCGGAACCCTTTTTTATTTCCGCAAAGTATAATTCATTTAAAAGTCTTACAAAATGAAAAAAGCTTTAAATTTTGAAGTTCCACGGCGCACGGTTAAACCTTGCGGTTATGTGGCTGAAACAATGGGAAACGCATTTGCAACCTTGTTTGAAGGGCAGGACGTGAGTTGCGAGATGCAAACGGTGAACGAACGGGTTTACCTTACCTTTTGGGGAAACGGTATTATTGCAAAAGTAGAAATGGGTGAATTACCAATAGTTCCCGGGGAAAGGAGTGCGGTATGAAAGCAAAAGAGTTCTACGATCCAATCATGGTAGTCAATCCTTATTCAGGAAAATTGGAAAATATTGAGCCCATTTTTAAATTGAAAGATTTGTTTGATGACAGTTATATTCAAATTGCTTTGACAATTGAAGATGCCATCAGAATGCTTATTCTTTACGATGAAGAAGACAACAAGGATATTAACTGCTTTGTATCGAAAACACTGTTGTACAACATAAAAGATCAATTTACAAGAATGAGTGAGTGCGAAATAACCATTCCGAAGAAAGGAGGTAAAGTATGAACTTCTCAGATGAATGGAAAGTATTGATCCTGCAACGATGGGCCGGTGAATTTCCGCCTGCCTTGCGAGATGAAGCTGATATTGTTTTAAAAAGTAGCCAGGACATTGCAGATGATTTGAGTGGAGCCGGCAACTTTACTGCGGACGAAGTAAGCGCTTTTATGGCGGTGAATGGATATGGGATTGTTTTTGATGCCGGTTATCCGAAATGGATAATAAAAATTAATGAACAATTGATAATTGAAAAATAGAAAAAAATTGCTTATCATTGTAATGATAACTTATTAATTCACATTAAAGTATTAATATTATGAGAAAATTTGAAGTTTTTATTCCTGGTCGTGCCACACCAGTTTTAATCATGGCAAAAGAAATAAAGAACTTGAATGACAAGGTTTATTTTTATAACGAAACTGGTTATCTGTGTGGTATTGCTCCGGCAGATGCGATTGTAAGCGAAATTTTTAATTAAAGTATTAAAAAGCGAGAGTATTTCTCGCTTTTTCTGTCTTTTTGCGTAGAAATCCATGTTATTATTTTTGGGATAAATAAATTACCGGAAATGAAGCATGGATTTTTTTTGTTTGTTATTATTGCTCTTATTGGCTTATCTGGGTGCAAGGCTCGAAAAAGCACAGTCCGAAATGAGAAAGTTGAGACAATTTCTCAAACTGAGAACCGCCGGACAGATACGGCAAGTGTTGTGCTGGAAACTAAATTTCATAGTGAAGAAACGCAGCAGATACACGAAACAACAGAGCGCGAAACGGTGCATGTGGACACTCTTGGACGAATACGAACAATCATCAGAGAGAGTGTACGCAAGGAAACCGGGAGCGGACGGACTTATAGAGGACAGGGATCTGCTATTTCCTTGAGTGGTAAAACTGATTCTACTACTGTTATGAAAAGCAGTAATGTAGCAGTTGATGAAAAAACAGATATTAAAACGGATTCACGCCCGGTGCAAGGAGCGGAATGGGCGTGGGTGTCTATAGGAATTGGAATTTTTGGGATAATATTTTTGATAATCCGAGATAGACTCAACTAAAATATGATACAGATAGTTACTGTTTTAGATTCGCTTTATTTTACTTCAATGATTCCGGATATCGAGGTGAATTGCTACGATTGGTTGACGTTTACACTTTCGCGAGGCGGAACTGAGTTGCTGAAAGAACGCTATTGGGCCAACGATAAGAGCCGTGTATGGGTAAGAGATCTAGGCAAAGTAATTGCTTCAGATTTAGGCGAAATTGCTGGACTAGCGGCAGATTATACGATGAATTTCACGGATGGTAACACCTCTGACACAAAAAATTTCAGGGTATTGTTGGGAGAATACAGAACTGAACTTTCTACGCAAACATTTGTTGATGTTAATTTTCTGACGCTAAACGATAGCGCTAAAATTACGCACGCCTGGCAAAAAGAGATCTTGTCAATATACACAACGGTGCCGGTTGATGTTACCATTGAAACGGTTTCATTAGATGGAACCCGGACGGGTCCATCGATTTTACGTTCGATATCTGAAATTAATCAAGTTGTAGAAATGAATGTTTCGGCAGCGAATGTTTTAGCAAATCCTGCGGGTTTATCGCGGTACATCATTAAAGCTGGGAGCCGGTTGATGGTTTATTACCTGAATAATGATACGCGAAGAGAACAGCCTGAAATACTATTTAGAAATGCTTTTGGCTGCCGTGAGATTTTTGTTGCAGGTGGGTTGCTAGAACGTTCGAGCGATTATGAAAACTCGGTAGGCTACATCCGCGATATGCTTTTTCGTTTCCGCACAAAGGAAATAAAGAAGTTTGTTTGTAACACGGGTGTATTGCGTGAAAAACAAAGTCAATGGGTAGAAGATCTAATGGTGAGCAATGAGGTTTTTTTGCTCATTGGAAGTGATCTTGTACCTATCACGATAACGGATGCTAAGGTACTTCGTACTAATGCACCAGATGAACTGATTTCGTTTGATTTCAATTATCAACTTTCGAAACCTGGTATTTACGGAGCAGGAAAAATTGATATTAAACGGATTTTTGATGATACGTTTGATTACACTTTCCACTAACGTGGAATTACTAATTATCAGTTACTAATTACTAAATAAGACAATTATGACAAAAGTTAGAGCAAAATTTGAATGTCACTACATTCAACCAGCAAATGGATATGTAACAGTACATTTACACGCTGTCTACAGCAACAAAAATGGGGAGAAAAACAAAGAAAATGAAAGTTTTGCTAAAGCAACTCCAGGAGGTTCTTTGATCATAACTATCGATGATGATACAGAAGCCTCAAATTTATTTGAGCAAGGTTCACAGTATTATCTGGATTTCGTAAAATCGGAATAATCAATACGATTATGGGAATTGCAAGAAGGAACAGACGAAAAATGAAACGTGTGAACAGTCCAGATCCTGGAAAATTGATCACGCTCATTGACGGTTTTGTGGAAGCAGGTTACCTGATGATCGACACTTTAAGTTATCATATTGCGATGCTGGATAACTTTTGGAGTTTGTATGCCACAAAAGAACGCCAGGTTAATTTATTGAACAACCTGAAATTTTATTGCGATATTATGAATGCATATCACAATAAACCGGTTGTAAATAATGTGGCTATGATTGTCTCGCTTAAAGATGAAGAAGAAAATGTAGAGCCAGTATTTTATTATAAGGATGATTTGATGATCCAGATTGAAAAATAATGAAAATAATTTGATTAAAGATCATGGAAACGGTTTGTTGTGAAACAATCCGTTTTTTTATTGTCTTTTTCCACTTTCGGGCAACTTTCTATTTTTGAGATGAAAATTTAAAGAAATCTGGTGACAAAAAAAGATTATGGCTCAAGCGATTCACATTAATACAGCACGAAAGATTTTTGAAGCTAAAGAGGCAATGGATCTTAAATTCTGGAAAGCTGATGGAAGCATTGTCAATGCTAATAATGTTATTTGCACTAGTTCTTACTTTCACAACAATACGATCAATATTAAATTTTTAATGTCAAATCAATTCCGTAAGGTTCGGGTAGTATCTATATTCGAAGTGAACGGAATGGAAGTATTCATGTAATATGGCAGCAGAAGCTTTTTTTCCGGGGTTTGAGTTTTTTGAAATAAAGAACAGTAATTTTTCGGCTATCATCACCGAACTAAACGATGGCAGTGAAATGTTCGAAGATTTGGGAAAAAGCCCAATGACTGTTCCCGGTGATGATGAGAAAAAATACCGTGGTTTTGTTCCTTGGGGCGAAGATAATAAATTGCCTTACGAAATTATCGACAGCGTTCGGCACGATGAAGTACTAAGCCAAAACAAACTGTTTAACACGCTTACATTGTACGGAAGTGGAATCAAGCTTACCAATAATGCAGGTGAAGAGTTAACGGATAAAGAAATAAAAGATTTTTTTGATTATAATCGGCTGCCGAAATATTATCTGGAGCAGGCAACGGATATGAAGCATTTCTTTTTTACTGTTGCTGTAATTATTTTATCTTCCGACGGGAACAAGATTGTTCGCCTTAGACATAAAGAAGCTATTCACACGCGTTTCGAATTAGTAAACCCAAAGTCCGGATTAATTGAAAACCTATTTTATGCCAATTGGAAGGATGATCCTAAAAAAGATGAAATAGAAACTATTGAGGTTCTCGACCTTAATAATCCGCTTTGGGACTTGATGGTACGCATGGGGCGTATTTATAATGATAAAGGAGAAAAACAAAATCCTACAAAAACACGAAAATTTGCTATTGTCAACATGTTCCCAATTCCAGGGACAGCGTATTATCCGTTTGCTTATTGGTATAGTATTTTTCAATCGGGGTGGTTCGACATAAAACGACTGATTCCAAAGGGGAAAAAAGCTAAGTTTAAAAATGGAGCATCAGTAAAATATCACGTTGAGATTAATAAAATTTTTTGGGATGATCTGTGTGATCAAGAAGGAATAACTGATAAGAAAGAGAAAATTGAACGTTGTAATAAGGAAAAAGAAAATATTAAAAAATTTCTTACCGGTATTGAAAACAGCGGGAAAATGTGGATAAGTGGATTTTACACCAGTCCCGACGGAAAAGAGGTGAAATATGTCCGTATTACTAACGTTGATCAGGGTAAAGAAGGTGGCGATTGGATTGAGGATAGTGAGGAAGCTAGTAATATGATTTGCTATGCTGACAATATCCATCCCAGCATGGTTGGTGCCGCACCAGGAAAAAGCAAAGGAGGATTCAGCGGTAGTGTACAACGAGAATTATTCACTATGAAGCAATCTTTGGAAAAGGCGTATCAGGATATTTTATTGGAGCCCCTTTTTGTGATAAAAAAATTTAATGAATGGGATGATTTTAAATACGATATTCCGGTGATTACATTGACAACTTTAGATAAAGGGAAAGATGCTGAAGAAAATACGTTGAGAGAAAATTCAACCGAATAAATTTTTATAAAAATTAAATATTGAACTATGAACGATATTGTTGATCCAGCTACGAAAACAGCGGATAGTGCTTTGAAAACAGCAGAAGCCCTATCGAATTATGGGGCTTTGGTAGTAATTACTGCTTTTGCTATTATACTTTGTACAATTATGATTATTTATTTTTTTGTGTCCCATCGACGGATGACAAGAAATATGGAAGAACAAAACAAGCAAAACAATCTTATGCTTTCTGTAACACTAAAAAGATTAGAAGATTATTTACAACCGGTATCAGAGAATGCAAGATTAAGTACGCTTACCGCCATTTATGCTATTGCTGAAAATAATTTTAAACTGAGTGTGGAAACAGTAATTCAAATTATTGAACGAATACAGACAGAGAATAACATTTCAAATGAAACAGCTACACGGCGTAAATTACGAATGTTTATTCAAAACATGCATAATGATCGGCGACTTTACTTTTCAAATTTCACCTATAGCGGTCATTCTGTAGACTATTATACGGATACAAAATGGATCGAAGTAATGACAGAAACAGCATTTCCGGAAATCTACGATAAAAATAAAAGCCGTGCCCGTACTAATATAAAAGCTGCTTACGATACAATATTTATTGAATTTAAACGAAATCTGGTGACAAAATGAGAGCGATTGAGAAAATAATAATACATTGTAGTGCAACGCCTGAAGGCAGGCACGTTTCGGTTGCCGATATCACAGCTTGGCACAAAAAACGCGGCTTCAGAACTATCGGTTATCACTTTGTGATTTACCTTGACGGTTCTATTCATAAAGGGCGTGATATTTCGGAAATCGGCGCACATGTAGAAGGCAAAAACTCAAATAGCATTGGAATATGTTACATTGGCGGACTTGATAGTAATGGAAAACCGAAAGACACAAGGACATATGGGCAAAAATCTGCAATTATGAAGTTGGTCTCACAATTGAAAGAACGATTTCCTAATTCGGAAGTTTTGGGACATCGTGATTATTCACCTGATAAAAATGGGAATGGTATTATTGAAGAATGGGAATGGTTAAAAGCATGTCCTTGTTTTGATGTAAAAAAAGAGTTTTAGCTATGATAGAAAATATTGAACAATTCATTCGATATATTCCCACTGCGCGCGGGACCAACTTTGAAGATATAAAACCATTCCTGGATGAAGCGGAAATTTGGATTGTTTCTGACGTGTTTGGAAAGGATTTAAACGATGTGCTGAAAGCGTCGGATGACGAAACGTTAAAGAGATTGTATGAATCTATTATTTCGCTGAAAGGTTACGTTTCTTCTATTCCGTTTTTAGACGTTGTACAGACCAATAACGGCTTTGCAGTGGTTAATAATAGTAATCATGTACCAGCCAGCAAAGAGCGGGTTGAACGATTAATAGCATGGGTGAATGAGCGTTTATACACTCAACTTGACGGTATAATAGTAAAGGTTTACAGTACTCCTGCCCTTTTAGGAGAATGGAGTAAATTTCATCGCTTTAATTATTTAACAGAATTATTGTATTGGACAGGAATTGATTTCGTGCAGTATTGCGGTGATTATGAGAAGTTGGAAACGAACGTTACTAAAGCAACAATAAGTTACAAGGGGGGAGCTGTACTTCAGTCAGAAGCTGCAAGGCGAAGAATTCCGTATCTGGAATTACGTCGGTTACATGGGGTCATAAAAGGATTTCAGGATGAAGAAATTTCAAATTTTATCAGCCGGAAGTATATGAATGTGTTAATTGACAAAAATAGATCTCGAGATTTAACGAAAAATGAAGAGCTATTAATTAATCGCCTCAAATTCATTATTGGTTTGTTTCTGCAGAACGAAGATTACAAAGCAAAAGAACAATTAAAAGTTATTGTTAACGAAATGATTGCCGATTTGCCAAATTATACAGATTATGCCGGGTCGGATGAATATAAGCTAAAAATCGCCGCCAGGTATGAAAATTTATTAGAAGATCCAACTTATTTTTTTGGATAATGTTTGAAACAACAATTGAGCTTACAGCCCCGAAAAGTTGGAAAGAGTTGAACGAAAAACAACTAATTTATATTTCATGGTTGTTTTCACAAAACGATTTTACTGAGGAAGAAATTCTTACGTATGCATTTGTAAGGTTTTGTGGTTTAAAAGTTAGTTCGCCACAACCGTTTTCAACTGATAAAAAAAAGAATTTTGAAGAAAAAAAGAGATGGTTCAAAAAGAAGAATTTTATTTTATCATTGGATGAGCAGGAAGTTTTGTGGTTTTCGAAGCAGTTCAAGTATCTAACTTCTGGAATTGATGAAGTAATTCCATTGCGTAAAATGTCCGGAAAAACACATGTTGATTTACGCCTTAGAAATGTTCCATTGAGGCAGTATTTAGCTATAGAAAACTATTATCAGGCATTTATTTTTAAGAAAAATCCGATATTCTTAGACAGGCTTTGTGCTTGCTTTTATACGAATCGAAAAAAATTTAGTGATTCGAACACAGAGAAATTTTCCCGTCGCTTCGCGCGACTTCCGTTTCACGTGCGTTATACCGTTTTCCTGTGGTACATCGGTTTGAAAAAGGTTTTAAAAAACCATTTTCCGAATTATTTTATTGAAATGGAAGTGGATCCAGCAGAGACACCTACACCGCCAAATATGCGTAAACAGATAGAAAATATGATGCGCTCATTAAGTAGCGGGGATGTTACGAAAGTTAATGACATCTATGATGTTGATACCTGGTCGGCATTGGCTGAATTGGACGCTAAGGCGTTAGAGTATAAAATAATGAAAAGTAAAATTAAGAAATGATTTTTGATGCACATACCTATTTTGAGAAGGAAGTTAGGGACAAAATGAAGCTGGCTGTCAATGGAAACTATCAGTATAGTCGAGTTTCAAGCATGCAACACCTGGAAGAAGTGATTGACGGATTCAGGTATCATAAAGCTTTCTTTGCTGTTGATGATACTGAGGACGGTTTTACTTTTCAAAAAGGGGGCGGATACATGGACCGGAAAACAATTGTTGTATATGTGCTTAAACAATACCGGTATGGTGATATGCAGTCTCAGAAAGATGCACTTGCAGAATGCAGGAAAATCTATAAAACAGTATTGAAAAAACTGATTCGAGACAAAAGCCGTTTAGAAAATGACATGGTATATTTGGTTACAGAAAGAATTCCATACAACGAAATACCTGGCTATTTCGCAAATGGTTGCACCGGGCTGTTTTTTATAATCCCTGTTAATATTCCAACTAATCTTTGTTACGATTCTGAAGAATGGCTGTAGATTCAGTAAATATTGAGCGGGAACAGTATTTAGATCAGTGGGCTGAATTTATGATTAAATTCTGGATTGAACAGATGGATGCTGAATACGTTGGAGTTTCTGAGCGACCGGATGGGATTGTTCGATATTCATCTGGCGCATTGCGAAGGAGTTTTAGCATGTTCTTAATGAAGCAATCAGGTGGAAATACAGCTAAAATTGATCATATGTTTAATCATTATGGAATGTATTTGGATGGTGCTGTTTTTCCAGGTACAAAAGGAAGTGGTGGACAAAACAGGATTTCAAATCCCAACCGTGTGCCAAAACCCTGGCGTTCGTTGAAATACTGGTATAGCCAACGGCGGTTGCAGGAGAAAATGATTGAATTGACAGGAATTGATTACCTAAGAAGTATATCCTACATAATGAGAAATCCCAACGAGTAATTTTTAAATGAATTATTGAAACGGTTTGTTGTGAAACAAACCGTTTTTTTATTGTCTTTTTCCACTTTCGGGCAACTTTCTATTTTTGATAAAAAAAGAATAAATGGCTACTTTTGAAGAGTTAATACAGCAACTTATTGACCATAGTAATTTAATAGGAACCGAAACGAAAATTGGACAAAATACCAATATTCGTGTTGGTAATCTGGGACATAAAGTTGTTGAATTGCTTTCGCATATCGGTAACGTTAATGAAAAGTTTTTGAGCCGATTAACTCAAGACACGGCGCAAGAATTAATCACTTTTGCAATGGGGTTGACTGCTGAAGATTTGTCTGTTTTTGAAAAAGGCATCAAATCTTCTTTTGTTCTCATTGAAGATGAATCCACGCAGAGCATAGCACAAGGCGTAACTGAATCCGGTGATGAACCGGAAGAATCAGGAACTGTCGCTCAAATGCTAACAGAAAGATTTGCCAGCACGGGAGGAGCTACAACTTTTGGTGAATTACTCAATGTCGATGATAGCTTTGACACTGTTAATGATGGCGTTTATTCACTTAAAAAACAGAACGGTAATTTTTATCCCATAGTAGGCGGTGGAGGTGGCTCAACATCAAGAATGACGTTAATACACAAGACTGGAGCCGTTGCTACTGTTGCCTACGGTCGTGATTATTTTATTGAATTCACATTCACTTCTACAGTTTCTGGGTCAGATACTGGACCTGGTGTAGTTGAGTATAAGGTGAATAACAAACTTGTTGGTGGCGGAGTTCTGCAGCAAGGTGATACTACATTCAATGTAGGTCCTTATCTACTACCAGGGGATAATACACTTACAGTTAAGGTTACAGATTCTTACGGCACATCACGAACAATTACATTTGGGATATCCACGGTAATAGTACAATTGACAAGTACTTTTGATGCTACTCAGATATACCAGGGAGTTGTGTTATTCAAGTTCACACCTACAGGGTTTGGAACGATGAATATACATATACTTGTTGATGACCTTGAAGTTGGACTTGTCACAACAACTCAGTCCAACAGGCAGCTCACTTATAACATCCCGGCGTTAACGCACGGAGCGCACCTTATAAGAGCTTTCATGACCTTAGATATAGATGGGGCATCAATTACCTCAAATGAGTTATTATATAGCATAATCTGTGTTCAGGCAGGAAATAACACACCTATAATATCATCAACGTTTAATCAATCAGAAGCCACACAATTTGACCTTGTGAATATCCCCTATATGGTTTATGATCCAACATCGTTGACAGCCGAAATAGAATATCACGTAAACGGGGAAAAGATATCAGACCTTGTTGTAGACAGAAAGCTACAGCGATGGTCTTATAATTTTACACAACCAGGACCACATATTTTAATGATAAGGTGTGGAACAGTGACAAAATTATTTAATATAGATGTAAGTGAGTCAGATATTTCGAGTATAGAAGAAACAGAGGGTCTACAACTTAAATTATTGTCCTATGGAAGAAGTAATGCCGAGAGTGACAGGGATAGATGGCAGTACGGAGATATTTCATCTGTGTTCTCAAACTTTAATTTTGTATCGGACGGATGGACTATTGATGAAAACGGAGGCACATTTCTTAAAGTCGTAGGAGACGCACAGTTGACCATACCTTTTAAAATCTTTGGTACCGATTTTAAACAGAACGGGAAAACAATCGAGTTCGCTTTCTTTACAGAAAATGTCACAGATCTGGATTATGTTGTCCTCTCCTGCATGAGCGGTAATAGGGGTTTTGAAATCACCCCACAAAATGCAATTTTCAAATCTGAACAATCAACTATTACAACTCAATTCAAGGAAAATGAGTTTGTAAGAATTTCCATATCTATTCAACAGACGGCAAAACAGCGGTTGATATCGTTGTTCATTAATGGAATTTTATCCGGAGTAACACAATATCCAGCATCAGACTCATTTTTGCAATTAAACCCGGTCAATATTACTGTTTCAGGCAAGAAAGCAACCATCGGGTTATATGCCGTAAGGGTATATTCAACCGATCTGGAAAGCTGGCAGGTATTGAATAATCATATATTCGACTTTCCTGACTTTTCCGGGAAAGCGTTTCTGTTTGGCAGGAACAGGATACTTGGTGCCGACAGTCATATATCTTATAATGCCCTGGTAGAGCAACTGCCTTGCATGGTAGTAACGGGCGACCTGCCTACGTATAAGGGAGACAAGAAAACATGTGCTGTTTCATTCGAGGACAGGAAGAATCCTGAACGTTCATTCAGGGCTACAAACGTACAGAACGATGTTCAGGGAACATCCTCACAGTATTATCCTCGAAAGAACTTCAAGATGAAATTCCGTGACGGGTTTGAAATGACGTTGAGCGGAACACACGAAGACGGCTTTAAAACACATCCACACACACTGCCGGCAACAGTATTCACACACAAGGCTGATTTTGCGGAAGCATCAGGAACACACAACACCGGAGTAGCGAAAGTAGTTGAAAACCTGTTAAAGGCATTAAATATCAAGACACCTCCCCAGTTGATTGATGACAGGGTACGGACAACCGTAGACGGGTTTGCCATGGCGATATTCCATAGACCGGATGAAAATTCTCCTGCCACATTCATTGGAAAATACAACTTCAATACGGACAAGGCAGCTGAAAACACCTTCGGGTTTACTTCACCTGCCGAATGTTGGGAGGTGCTGAATAACACCTCGGACAGAGTCCTTTTTAAATCATCGGAATATGCATCAGGCGAATGGCTAAACGATTTTGAGGGGAGGTTCCCGGACGGGAACGAAGATTACACCAATCTTAAAAGGATGACCGACTGGGTGGTTTCCTGCATTGGTAATCCCGCTAAATTCAGGACAGAACTGCCAGGCTATTTCCATCAGGATTTTCTCATATCCTACTTCGTGATAACGGAACTTCTGGCAATGGTTGACCAAAGAGCAAAAAACTGTTTCTGGACGACTTTCGATACGCAAATCTGGCTTCCTATTTTCTATGACAACGACACATGTTTGGGTATAAACAACGAGGGGGTGAACGTTTTCTCATTCGACGTGGAAACGGGAGACAGGATAGGAACAAAGTCGGTGTGGAATGCCGACGATTCGGAACTCTGGAAATTAGTCTCTCAGGCGTTCCCGAACGAAATAAAAGCGATGTATCAGCGTATCAGAAAGGATAATACGTTGAGTTACGATTCTGTTCTTTCCATTTTGAATGGTGAGCATTCTGATTTGTGGGCTGAGACCGTCTATAACGAGGACGGACAGTTCAAGTACATCGACCCTCTACTGGAAGATGGCAACGGCGCTTATCTTTATGCAGCACAGGGTTCTCGTTCTGAACACAGGAAATGGTGGCTGTTCAACCGTTTCAGGTATATGGATTCACGTTTCGACACTGGGGATTTCAAGGATGATTTCCTTACAATGAGGCTTTACACGCCATCGGGCGATCTTGCTGTTACTCCTGATGCCGATTTTACTATTGAGCCTTTTGCCTCACAGTACATACAAGCGAAATGGGGCTCATACATAAGTCACAGGAGAGTAAGACAAGGAGAAATAACCACCTTTCAGGCACCGGCGATTGTATTTAACGACACCGAGACAATCATTTATGGGGCAAGCTATATCCGCAGTATAGGAGACTTGTCGGGCAAGTATGCGGGCACTATCGACGTGAGCAAGGCAACTAAATTAACAGAATTGTTAATCGGAAGCGGGGTCGACGGATATCAGAATACAAACTTGCAGACACTCCACGTCGGGAATAACAAGATGCTTCGCAAGATAGACGTCAGAAACTGTCCTAACCTGAAACAACCGCTCGATCTTTCCGGTTGTGACAACATCGAGGAAATATACGCACAGGGAACAGGGATAACGGGCGTTGAGTTGCGTGACGGAGGTATCGTCAAGCGGCTTCACTTGCCAGCTTCAGTTACAAATCTCAGGTTGGTTTCACAAAAGGAACTGACATTTAGTTTCTTAACTTTTGAGGATGCCTCCAACCTGGTTTCATTACGTATAGAGGGGTGTCCCAACATAAATGGATATGAGCTCTCAAAACTTACCGGCAGTTTGCAGATTCTCAGGCTAATCGGAATCAATGCAACAGACGTGGATTTACAGCATCTATCCAGTCTGGCAAGGATGAAAGGAATTGATGAGAACGGGTTTGTTATAAACACGGCTGTTATCACAGGTCAGATACACGTAACGACAGCCCATGAGTCATTATTAGCTGCAGTACAGGCAGCATTTCCCAATCTGACAATAACGTATAATAATTATGTGTTAGACCCTACAAGAACAATAACAATTAAACGTGCGGCAAATAATTCCAATCTTGTAGGGGTTGATATAAGCGTAAACGGAGTTGTATATACTACGAACGCGCAGGGTCAGGTAGTGCTGAAAACATCAGAAGCGTTAAATATTGTCGTTAATGTTGAGGGGTACAAGGCTCAGACAGCAATTGTATCTGCGAGTAGTTCCAACACAAGCACCACGATAAGTCTTAATAATTTTGTTGTACTGACTTTAACTGTAAAAAATTCGATTGGGTGGTATTTGAACAATGCAAGAGTTTTATTTGATGGCGAAGAATACTTCACCAATCAGAACGGAGTTGTACAAATAACCGCGGTAAAAGGGTCATATGAGACGACAATTTATCATAAGAACACATCTAAAACTCAATCAATTGTTGTCAATTATGTTGATTTGAGTGTGACGGTTACTTTTACGGCTTCGGTTGAGGATATTTTGTTGTCCATGAAGCCTGAGACCAATGGTAACATATTGCTTACAGTTTTTACGGTGGATAATACGGAGGCAGGCAGAACAGTAGCTTTCTCTGCTATTAACGCTTCTGGAGCAATTGTTAACTGGGGTGACGGTTCTTCGGACACGATACTATCTGAAACTGTCTCGCACACTTATACAGATTTAGATTTTTACAACATCGAAGTTAGCGGGTGCCAAAATATTACAAAATTTGAAGAAGGAAATAGAGGGCAAAAACAAAGAACAGTTGCTTACTGGAGTATTGGAGATTCGAAAATTAGCAACATGAACTTTAATTTCCGCTATCTTGGAAGCTTTAGCAGTCTTGTTATTGTTGGAAGTGATATATTTAAGAATGATACGCAGAGAACAAGTTTTCAGTACTGTTTTTACAGTTGCCGGAAGCTGGCAAATATTCCGTCCGACTTGTTTGAAAATTGCACCGAAGTGACAAATTTTTCAGAATGTTTCGTGGAATGCTACGCGCTTTCTATCCCGTCAGGGTTATTTGATAATTGCACAAAAGTAACAAGTTTCAGTCGCTGCTTTCAGGATACTAATTTTAGCTCCATACCGCAAGGATTATTTGATTATTGTACGGAAGTGACTGATTTTTTTGGCTGTTTTATGTACAGTCGTTTGATAGCCGCACCTAAAGGGTTATTTGATAATTGCACAAAAGTAACAAGTTTTTCTAGCTGCTTTTACCAATCATCTTCGTTGAAATATTTGGAAATTCCGCAGTTTTTACCCACATCATCCAAAAGCTCTATGCTTTTGTATGTAAGTTCGCTGGTGGCGGTTGTATCAAAGGCAGAAATCCCGGTTTCAATACCGTCTGGCTTATTTTCGTCCAGCGAGAGCGGTAGTTTTAAAATATATGTTCCGGACGCTTCAGTGGATGCTTATAAGGCAGCAACTAATTGGAGCGCGTATGCAAGCAGGATTTATCCATTATCACAAATACCACCAGAGTATGCTTAACAGGACAATAACAGCAGGTAAGGGAAAAGTATTCAGAAGAATAGCAGACCAAACTATATGGGGCAAGGAAATACACTTGGGCTATACATACTACATTGGCGGCGTTCTTCTCGATGAACCTCTTGAAGAGTTGCCTGAACATTTCGAGGAAATAGATGAGCCAGTAACGGAAGAAACAATAATTCTTGATGAAGAGAAGGTAATGGAAGAAATCTTGCCAGAGACTCCTCAAGAACCCTTTCAGGAATCCAGTCATGTGGAGAAGGTTACCATTGCCGACTATAGAGCTTTGGAGGAAAAAGTAAATCAATTAATGAATATCATAAATGGCGGGGTTAAGTAATACTGGTATAAGGGGGTTTATAGCTTCGGCAAAATTCACCGGAAGTACCATACTCAAAAAAGGAAAAGAGATACCTGAAATGGTGGAACACTTTCTATCGGGGTTTGCCGGTTATGGGTGGAAGATATGGGAGTATGTTAAAGGAAAGTACATGCTTGAGATAGACTCAATCCGTGTACGTGGAACAATGACTGTTTTTGAACTTCTTATACAGAAGATAAGGGCGGTGAAGGGTGCTCTCGGAATAACCCAGGGCAATGGTAAGATAAAGACAGTCGCTTTGTCCGATGATTCAACCGAGTTTCTTATAACCCTCGAAGATGAGATGAGTTTCCTCCCAGGAGATTTCATAAAGTGTCAGACATGGGCCGGGTCAGGTATAAAACACTACCATGTGCGGATTGATAATATTACCGATAATTCCATAATCCACATTTTACTTGATGAATTCGATTGGGATTATGATGAGGATGGAGGGATAGTTGTTGAAAATGCTCCTGAGGTAGGTGATGAAATTGTTCAATTCGGAAATGACATGGACACTTCAAGGCAGTCTGCGATTTATATTCATGCGGATGAGAGTGGACAACCTGCTATTGATGTGATGTTTGGCATCAACTCCAAGGATTGGTCCAACTGCGTCAAGATACGCCTCGGTGGAGATATTCCTGGCACAAATGGGTTGAAAGGTTTTTACGTGGAGAATGGGATGATAAAAGGCACAGATTCCACAGGACACGTTACTTATTGCATCTACCCGGACGGAACAGCCGAGTTCGCTGACAAAGCCGCCATTTTCAGACCTGACAGGAGCGGGCACATCGCAGGGGGTGCAATAAATTGGGTTTATGATGAATCAGCAGGGAAGTATCGTTGCAACCTTAATGATGTTATCTTAAACTGGAACAATCTGTCAGAAGAAGTTCAACAGGAGATAAAACCTTATATCGGGAGTAATGGTAATTGGTGGATAGGTGATACAGATACAGGGCAAAAAGCTGATGGAGACCCCGGTCCCCAAGGGGAGAAAGGGGATAAAGGAGATAAGGGTGATGTTGGTGACGTAGGAAAAGATGGTTTGATAATCATTAAAGGGGAATGGTCTATAGGCACACAGTATTACAACGACAGCAATTCAACAGCAGCACAAAGGTACCTGAGCGTTGCGATGGTCAAGGATAGCTCGATGAGCTCGGGGTGGAGAGCTTACAAGTGTTTGCAGACGCATGTTTCGACTGTAGGAAATGCACCGGGAAATACCTCTTATTGGGAGGAGTTCCCATTAAATGTAGCTGCAATATTCACATCATTGATAGTTGCGACAAACGCAGTCTTGGAGTTCACGACGACAAATAAGATTGTAGTTAAAAATGCGGATAACTCCATTTCTGCCGTTTTTGGAGGGGGTGATTACCCCATTCTCGTTGGGTCTGATAATCCCGAAACGGCTAAATTCAGGGTGTTTAAAAATGGCACGACGGAGAGTGCCGGAGTATTCAGGGGTTCTTTTGGCTACAGAAATGCAGGCAATCCAACTCCCGGAGAATTAAGAGGAACGCAAAACGTGTATGTCAAGTACACGCCACCGTCTGGAGGAACAGTTTCTTTCACATTGCCGGGCGGGAATGCCCTGTTTGAAGGAACCGTTTTGAATTTGATGATTCCGGCTCACACGAGCGACTTTTATCTGACCGTCAATGACGGGGTTTACATCAATGGCTCAGATACCCTGTTTCAGTGCAGTGTGTTGTCAACGGATAAGTTTATCTGTTTACAGGTTATATGTTTCAAGAACGAGAACAATCAGTATATCTGGGAAGTACTTAATGCCTATTCAAAGGTACGTGGCACTATTGCAGCAACTTAATAATATTAATCATGAAAGTATTTACAATTTTTGCAATCATCTGGATTGCAGCGTTTACTGTCTTTTACTTCAGGAACAACAGGAAACAAGTATCGTGCGAAAGCGGTATTGGTGAAAAAAAGATGGATAAGCGCATCGTCTTGTTCGGAATAGGTTTTATGTTGTTCATTTACATCCTTACATGGATATTGGTTAAGTATGTGTAAGGTTATTTATAATAGTATAATCCCTTTTAAGGGTTTTAAGGCAATTAATCTGTTCGGAATTATCTTTGCAAGGAAAGGCTCAGACATCAGTGAGCAAACAATCCGACATGAGAAGATTCATACCCGGCAGATGCTGGAGTTATTGGTTATTGGATTTTATGTCTGGTATATCATAGAATGGTTGATTAAATGGATTATTTACAAGAACCGGTTTCTGGCGTACCGAAATATTTCTTTTGAGCGTGAAGCTTATTTGAATGACATGAATTCGGATTATTTGATAAACAGAAAAAAATATGCTTTTCTGATTTTTTTTCGTACATAAAATAATATAAGTGTTTGTAATGTCCGGGCCGATGATGTTTTGGCAAAGTTTTATACTGCGCATAAGAAACTACGGTGCTCAGTAAGATGCTTGAACGCACATATCAAGAGGATGAAAAATATGTAGGGCCCTGTCTTTTTCTACATTTTTACATAATCTTATTTTCGTTGAAAAATAGGATTTATGAATACCAATACAGTTGTATTAACTACACTACTTAACGGTGAGCAGGCCAAGAGGGAGTTAGACGATCTGAAAGTAAAGGCTAAAACTTTGGCTCTTTCCATTGATGATGCCCGGAAAGCCGGTAATCATACTTTTGCCAAAGAACTTACCCGCGATCTTGCTAAAACACGAAATGAAATGCGCGCGTTACAACGCCAAACCATTGATGTTAACAAGGTTCTGAATAATCTTTCAACTGCAAAGCCGAAAGAACTTAAAAGCGTTTTATCATCACTAAATCAACAGCTTAATAGCGGAAACATAAAACGTGGTTCGCGTGAATGGGATCATTTGCAAACTAGCATAAGAAAAGTACGGAGCGAAATAAATAAAATTGCGGTAGAATCGCATGTCGCTGAAAGCCGTATGTCGCGAATGGCTAATGGATTTAACAAGTATTTTGCGGGAACCATGGCTATTATTGGAACAATAACGGGCGTTTCGTTCACGTTGCGGAAGCTTTCGGAAGATATGGCTAAGATGGACGATAAGTATGCCGATGTTTCAAAAACTACAGGGCTAGCACGTGAAGAAGTTGTTGCCTTGAATGAGGAATTTAAGAAAATGGATACCCGCACGGCCAGAGAGCAGCTTAACGAATTGGCTCGCGATGCCGGAAAATTGGGTAAATCGGCACAGGATGAAGTGATGCAATTCGTGCGTGCCGGAAATCAGATAAATGTTGCCCTGGGTGAAGATCTTGGGGAAGGTGCCATCCGAAACATTGGCAAAATAACTGAAGTATTTAAACTTTCGACCAGAGAACTGGATGGAATGAACCTTGAACAACGCATGCTTGCAGTTGGATCAGCCATCAACGAGTTAGGACAAAGCAGTACAGCAAACGAAGCATATTTGGTAAACTTTACACAACGCTTAGGCGGAGTTGCTTCGCAGGCGGGAATATCGGTACAAGATATTTTGGGATATGCTTCTGCGCTTGATCAGAGCGGACAGGCAGTTGAGATGAGTGCTACTGCATTGCAGAAATTCATTATGTCTGTTATGGGAGATCCGGCTAAATTTGCGCGGATTGCCGGTGTGGAAGTTAGCAAATTTAACCAGCTGCTCAAAACAGATACCAACGAGGCTATAAAAATGGTATTGAAATCGCTTTCGGAGAAAGGCGGTTTTCAGCAGCTTATTCCCGTTTTCCAAGAAATGGGCTTGAATGGTGCGCGTGCCGTGGGTGTGCTTTCTTCATTGGCTACCAATATTCATCTGGTTGATGAAGCGCAACGGATATCGAATGAGTCGTTCAGAGAAGGTACTTCGCTCACCAACGAATATAATGTGAAAAATAACAACTTGATGGCGCAACTGGAAAAACGTCGGAAGGAGTTTAAAGATGCAGCGCTTGAATTGGGTGAGCGCCTTAATCCGGCATTACTCAAAAGTACAAATTACGTTACTTATCTCATAAAGATATTACCGGGCGTGTTGGATTTTCTTGATAAATACGGCCCTACATTATTGAAAATTACTTCGTTAATTCTGGCTTATAATGTAGGAATAAAACTTCAGACAACCTGGATAAAATTAGCTTTGATTGAAAAAACAAAATTGTTTATTGCCAATCAGAAAGAAATTGCCCAGCAAACGATTTTAGCACTTCGTTTTGTCTTTACAAGCGGAAGTGCAAAACAGCTTAATACTTCGTTAAAAGCATTGTGGACAACCACTAAATTAAATCCTCTGGGCCTTTTGATCACTGTTATAACTGCAGTTGGATATGGTGTATATAAATGGTCGCAAAATAACGCGAAATTGCTTACTCAGCAATCAGCCATGATAAATATAAATAAGCAAGTTGCGAACAGTGTTGGGCAGGAACGTGCTGAACTTGATATGCTGCTGGGAATTGCCAGGAATGAAAAGATTTCTAAAGATGAACGTCTGAAAGCTATCCGAAAACTAAATGAAATCTCACCGGAGTATCTTGGTAATCTGAATTTGGAGAACATAAATACCAACAGTGCTCGGATTGCAGTTGAAAAATATACCAAAGCCTTGATGGATAATGCCAGGCAGAAAGCTATCGGTGATAATATGAGCGAACTGTATTCCATACGACTTAAAAAGGAAGCTGAAATTACAGAACAAAGAGCCAGGGCTGAAGGTGCGGGTTCTGAAATCAGAAATATTGTTGATAGGAAAATACAAAGCATTCAGCGGGAGATTGCTAATATTGATAAACAAATTACTGTTTATCAGAATTTGAGCGATGCGCTGGCGGAAAATAAAACAGTGTCGGAAGACTCTTATGCTACGCGATGGCAGCAACTTGAGAAAGAGAAACAATTATTGGAAGATCTTAAAAAGCAACATGCTGACTTGTATAACGCACAGCAGCCTTCGGGAGTACTGAAGGATTCTGCCGGCCCTACGTGGGGCACACAAACTGATATCGATGGTAAAACTCAACTCGCTTTTCTTGCTGAACGAATTCAGCGCCAAAAAGCTATTGTTGCCGAAAAGGAAAAGGAGTTAAAAGCAACTCGCGAAATCAAAAAGATTGAGAATGATTTTGAATATCAACCCGAATTTGATGAAAAAGAGTGGAAAAAGGAAAAAAAACGACGGGAAAATGAACTAAAAAAAGCTCATAGCCTTGAACTAAATGATATTAAAACAAAATTCATCGAAAAACGAATAACTGAAGAGCAATTTAATCGGGAGACTTATTTAGCAGAAGCTAGACATTTAATAGCCATGATTGCATTGAAAAAAAAGCTAAGCGAAGATACAACGGATTTAGAAACTCAGCTTACCGATAAACTGGTTAATGAAACCAATCGTCGGTATAAGCTTTTGCAGGATGTTAAAGGCCAAATGGCCGACGGTGTGAAAACAGGCAAAGGAAAATATCGGGAGGAAGCTGTGGACGAAGATTATTCAGCTCGGAATTTTCAAGACAAGAAAATGACTCTAGATCTGATGCATCAATATAATATTGATGGTTATGGAAATGAGGAGAAGTATCAACAGGCGCTCTTCGATTTGCGTGAAGAATACTTGGATAAATATCTGGCAAAATATTTGGATGTTTCAAAAGCTGTTAGTGATATATCCGCAGACTTATCCGGTGCAATTGACGGTTTTCAACGTGCAGAAGAAATGTCTGTTTCCCGTAAATATGACAAAATAATAAAGGCAGCCGGAGAGAACAAAAATAAGGTTGCCAAACTGGAGGAAGAGAAAGAGGCTGCCATTCACGCTGTACGAGCTAAATATGCCGACAAACAGTTTATTATTACTGTCGCCAATGTGATAGCATCCACAGCAACTGCTGCCATGGAGTCTTACAAAGCTATGGCCGGCATTCCGGTTGTTGGTCCTGTTTTGGGCGCAACCGCCGCAGCTGCTGCAGTATTATACGGTGCCGGACAAATTTCTATTGCAAAGCAACAGCGAGATGCTGCAAAAGAGGGTTATGCAGGGGGAGGATATACCGAAAAAGGGAACTGGTGGGAAGAAGATGGAAAGGTGCATAAAAGCGAATTTGTAGGAAACCGGTTTGCGGTTGCTAACCCAACTGTTAAGAAAGTTTTTGATGTGGTTGATCAGGCTCAGCGAAACAATACTGTTGGGAGCCTATCGGAGCGTGATTTTCAAACGGCTTTGAACTACAACGAACATACTTACCGGAAGGTGGTTGACGATATTTTCTCGCGTTATAACCCGGTACAGGAAGGAACAGAAAATAATAACATGATGGCAGCCGCTTTAATTAAATCGGCAACGGCCAGCGAAAAACTTGCAGAACGGCTTAACGATCCTATTGTAGCTGAAACTTACATAGAAGGAAAAGGTGGCAGCAAACAGGCTAACGATTTGTATAATAAAATGAAGAAAAACGTTTCGAGATCATGACTCAGTTATTTATCAACGGACAGGAAGTTGTTTTGCCTGAAAAGTTTTCGTGCAAATTTGTGAACGAAAATCCTTTATTTACCAAAGCGGGAGATTATACGCTCAACATAACGCTTTCGCTTGAAAATCCGGTAAATACTAAAATTTTCAAACATATAAACCGAATAAACAGTTTATCGAGGTTTGAAAACAGAACGGCTATTTTGGTGAGCGATCTTGAAGTGATTATTAAAGGTAAAGAGGTGATTTTGGGGTATAGCAACAAAGAGGTTCAAATTCAGATTGTTGCAGGGAATAGTAGTTTGAATTATCTTATTGGTAATGATCTGAACTTGCGTAGCCTGAACCTAGGGACAGCAGTAATTAATAAAAATGAAATTGTTCCCAATTTAAAAAAGAATTATCCTGAGGTTGATTTTCATTTATTACCATTTTATGATCCGGATTCAGATTTTGTGGGGAATAGATATACCTATGGAATGAATCAGGCGCGGACGGGATGGGTTTTAAGATATGCTTACGATGGTGAAGCAGCTCCTAAATTAACTTTACATGATGATTCATCGCATTTTTATGAGTATATGCCGGAAGATAATAATTATATTAGATATCCGATTGTTTATGAAAATTACAGACCGCAACCTTATATTGGCGCTATTCTTAAGAAGGTTTTTTCAGCTTTAGGTTATGAATTTGAAAATTCATTGGATAGTCATTCCATTTATAAATTTGCTTACATTGTACATGCGAACGACACGTTAACATTTGCGAAAATGCTTCCAAATTGGTCCGTTAGTAAGCTATTAGAAGAAATTGAATCACTTTTCGATTGTACAATTATCGTAGATAATGCTATGATGACAGCTAAACTTATTTTCAATCATCATTATTATAACGATACAAGCGAGGAGAATGTTATTATGCTTGATGATTTTGAAGCTGATATAGAGGATGATGATGAGAAAATGATATTGGAAAAAAACATATCGTATAATCTTCCTGATTCTGAATATTATAAATATCAAAATTTACCGAAAGAAATAACAGATGCATTGCACGTTATTAATACCGGATATCCAACGGATTCGCAAAATATTGAAGAAATTGCAACTTGGATAGGAAACAGAACAACTATAATCATCAATGAAAACCCGCATAATTTATACAAAAGTTTAGCCTTGCAATTTATTGAATATATTGAAGGAAATGAGGCTATTGCAAAAGTAGTAAATGATTACCTTCCATTGAAAAATAATAATTCTGAAAATATTGATTTAAGGCTAGATATTATTCCTGCTGAATTTTTCGTTAAACCTTGGACTATGTATTATTTTACTCAAAACAGTGATATATTTAGCATGGTTTGGCAGTTGCCTATTGCAAGAAGTCATTCGGAACCTGTAATAGCTAAACAGGAAGGAAGTAGCTTGGTTACCCCAATGGTTCAGGATTTTGTTGAAGGAAAAGACAATTACTCCGCAATTGAAGACAACAATACTGCTTCCCAAATGTCAATTGCTTTCTATAACAGTACCTACAACGACATATTTAATCAGGGCGGAATTACAACTGATAATAATGGTAAAATTCCATTTAGCTTTGTGCGATTTATTTCTGAAAGAGTTAAGTTAACGGATAAACAATTTTATCAATTATCCGCCCAAAATGGTGTTTATGTAAATCCATTGTCTTTAAGTTTTCTTTATAATGAAATTTATTCAAAAACTGATAAAGTTGATACAAGTAAAACTTATAAGATACGTTTCTTGAATCCAACCAAAAAACTTGATCCAAAACGAATTTTCATCATCGGCAACCGTAAATTTTACTGTAAAAAAATTGAACGAAGTATCAATATTGATGGATTTGAAGACATTATTTACGGAGAATTCTATGCTGAAAAAGATTAAATACCAGGGAAATTCTTCTTCAGATACGTATTACGGTTACCGAAACGTTTTTTCAAGTATTCTACCGTTGTTTCCAGGTTCTTATGTCGCATGTGGGCTTGAATGTCAAAAATATTAGCATTATTTATTACGAGTTCCTGGGAACTTGAATGTTTGAAACTGTATAGTTTTACATCACTTGGCAACCCAAGCCGTTCCCTTACTTTTACAAATCGATAACCGAGTGTGTTTTTTCCTAACGGATCCGGACCTGGTTGTCCGTTTTTCCCGAAAACATATAACTCACCATCCTTCAAATGTAGTTTCCAAACATCCACAATGAGATTGTATAGATGATCAGGAATATCAATAGTTTCGGTTCGATTATTTTTAGACAGTTCATTAATAACCGTTACACATTGTGCACTGAAGTTGATATTTTTTATTTTTAAAAAACGCAATTCTGCGCGTGGTCGGATAGCTGTAAAATAAACAAAGTTGATTGCAAGCCATAATTGAGGATCGTCTTGTTCACATTCCCGTCTGAACATTTCTCGAATTCTTTCCGGTATTGAAGCCGGAGACATATCAACAATTTTACCTAATCGGGGAATATCTACGTCAAATGGATCATCGATTTTTATTTTTTTTATTTTACGAATGAATTTAAATAGTTCGCTCAGTACTTGCCGGTACTTTGTCACCGTTGCACGCGACATTCCTTTATCGTGCAGTTTTCTCAAAAATGCAACCATGAAATCATTGTCATAAAATGACAGTTCTCTATTTTCGCACTTCTCCGATTCAAGGTAAAAGCAGAATTGGCGTAGCTTTGAACGATAATCATCCAATGTGGATTTGTTTACTTCTGGTGTTTTATGCTTCAGATAGTCGCTAATCATAGGTTTTATATATGATTTTTCGGTAGAAAGCCCGGGAGAAAATGTTTGGCTGTTTTTATACGCTAATTCATCGCTGAAAGGTTTTAATTCTGCCCACGGCCGCCATCCCGACTCAATTTTATTCGTCCATTCATCAATATACTTATCGGCCAGTTCCATACGTTCGTAGTATGTAGTAAGTTCATTGAAACCTTCGTAAATTCTTTTTTGAATTTTTTCTCCTGAAATCGGATGAGTAAGCACGAATTCAACGTACCATTGTTTTTTCAT